CGGCCGGGTCCAGGATCAGGTCAGGCTGGGCCGTCACGAGCTTCAGGAGGATCTGAGCGGCCCGTTCCTGAACGGTCGGCATCTGTTCCGGGGAGAAGGCGCCCGCCTTGACGGCCTCCTCGTCGCTGATCAGGAACCGGTCATGGAGCTGGAGCGCCTCGTCCAGGCGGTTGGGCCGGGCGGCGAGTGCCGAGGTGTTGAACGCGAATGCGTACTTCTCCGGGTCGGCGACGCCCATCGAAGCCAGCGCGGGCCGCAGGAAGCCCCGGGTCAGTGCGTCGGCGATCAGACCCAGGTAACCCTGAATCCACCGGATGCCCTCCTCGGTGATCAGCCAGCCGGACCAGTGGTTGGTGTCGCCGATCTTGGACATGACGTCCGCCGGGATCTCGGCCGACGCGCCCAGGCGATCGATGGCCTTGTCCTTCATCGGCGTGATCTCGGCGGAGAGCTCGCTCCAGAAGGTCATCGGCTTGATCTTGTCGATGTGCTCCAGCAGGTGATCAGGGATCGTCGCCATGATCGGGACCATCGCGCTGGCCGTGCTCTGGTCCTGCATCGACGCGGCCACGACGCGTTGCATGTAGGCCATGAAGCCGGTCAGGCCAGCCGGGTCGTCCACGCCCCGGGGAAAGTCCACGCCCTCGGGGAGGAACATCAGACCGGCGCCGGTCAGGCGGCTGTCCAGTTCGGCGAACTCGCGCTTGGTCAGCAGCTCTATCTCGCGCAACGGCACGATGGCTGACCGGGTGAAGCTGTCGGCCTGATCGGTGTCGTTCGGGTGCGGTCGCCAGCACCGGATTAAGATGTCCACACCGTCTGCGAGCACCAGCTTCGAGCCGCCGCGCTGCTGAGGGCGGCGCACGGTGACATCGTTGCCGACCCGGCCGAGTGCGGCGCCGGTGACCACGAACCAGGATCCTTCGGCCTTCTCGGGGTTGGTGGCCGCGCCCTCACCGACGATCCAGCACTCCCCGCCTACGGCCAGGTCGATACCAGCCAGCCGCAAGCAGTCGTCGCGCTGGCTGCCGGTACCCAGCGGGACAGCGGCAAGACGGCGAATGGCTTCGTCATCCACCTCGCCGGTCTCCTCGCCGGTCGCGTCCACCTCGGTCACGTACAGCCGGGCCTGGGCGACGCTGTCACCGATGCGGCCGGTCAGGAAGTGGTGCTCGGGCACGATGTCGTAGAGGCGCCACGCTTCGGTCTGCCAGTCCCGGTTGCCGAACTTCCAAGTGCGCCAGGAGCTGGACTCGCCCAGGTCGACCACGGCGGTAGCACCGGCCAGGGCAGTGCGTTCGGGGTACTCGAAGTCGGGCTTGGTGATGACGGTGCTGCGCTGCCGCCGTAGGGCCACGGGCTACCTCCCCAGGTTCGAGATCATGCCGGTGACCTGGGAGAAGGCCAGGGCGATGGCGGGTATCAGCATGACGGGCGAGTGACCGAAGAACCAGGCCAGGGGGGAGGCGGCGAGAGCGACCCACATACCGGCGCACCAAGGGCACTCGATTACGCCGATGACGAACGCGCCCAGGGTGCGGGGCCGGTCGTCCAGCCGCTTGATCAGCGCGTCTCGCGCGTCCTCGGTAATGGTGTCGCTGACAATCAGCCCGGTCACGCGCGCCACAGCCAGCGCGTAGATCACGAGGAGTACCGGGTCCGTCATGGCCTCATCCTACGGTGCGGGTGGACATCTCGGCCCTGGTGCCACTTGACGCGTGAGTGTCAGGTCTAGCTGAAGAACCAGCACCGGCTCCCTTTCTCGGTCAACTGAGGGCGCCCGAGTGCCCGGAGACGCCGGGAGAGCCCGTTCTTGCTCAGCGTATTGCGCCAGCCAGCGTCTCGGCCCATGGCGCAATACCGCTCATAGACCTCGTCGACTCGATGGAACCCCGGGCCGGACACCTGGAGCAGCGCTCGGACCTGGTTCTCCTGGTTGTCCTCGTACGACGCCCCGGGGATGACCCAGCCGTTCACCTCGGTCTGCTTGCCACCGGACCGATGACGGTTCCGGTGCCGGACACAGCCGTAGAGGGTGAGGGCGCGCCCCAGAGCATTACGGGATGCCACCGGCCGCCCGGCCTGCTCCATGATCCGGGTGTATCTGGCGTACAGCACGGTTGACGGTTCGGCCGTCCCAGGCTTGTAGACGTGCAGGAGGGTGCGCACGTCGTCCTGGGTCACAACGGTCATCAAGGTCATGGCGCCTATCGTACGCCAATGGCACCCCCATCTCAGGCCGGGGAGAGCGGGGGGACTGATGGGACCCTCAACACCACCACCCTTTACGCGTGCACGCGCCTCCAAGACAAAGAAAAAGTTTCAACGTGCGTAGGTGTTGAGGGTCCCATCACTCCCCCCGCTTCCCCCCGGAAGCAGGCAAGCCGCGCGCGTGCGCGTGTACCACGTACCCCTAGGAATGTGTCAATAGACCTGGCGACAATCTTTGCTCGACTGCTACCACGTACCCCTAGGAATGTGTCAATAGGCCTGGCGACAATCTTTATCCGAATCTCTGTCCGACTCAGGCAGGCAAGCCGCGCGCGTGCGCGTGTACCACGTACCCCTAGGAATGTGTCAATAGGTAGACTTAATCTCATGACAACTGCTTCCCGCTGGTTCTGCCTCGTCTGTCGCCGGTTCCACAACCCGCGCCGCCCGTGTCCTACGGGGAGGTAGACAGGTGCCCGGCTGGTTCTGCCTGATCTGCCGCCGGTTCCACGGCAAGCGCCGGGGCGGCGTGTGTCCACCGCCCCGGCCGAGTCCTCCGCGATTTCATGGACCGGTTTCTGTCCCATGGCCAGACACCTCAACCAAGGTTTAACTCTGGCGTCGTTCTGAGCATGCCCACTCACCGATCCTGAGCAGCGCATACCTGTACCCGGGGGGACCTCCTCAGAGGTCCCCCCGATCGATGTCCGGCCCATCAGTACCCCCACATGTCGTCCCTGCCCGAGTGGCCTACGTGCCAGTGCCGGGTAGCCGTCTGTCCGTCGCGGTAGTTCTCACCCCACTGGCACGCGTACGGCTTGAGCCCGTCTCGCCGCTCCCCGGTCTGCCAGTTCACCCGGAACGCGTGCCAGGCGGCGCGCCACCAGGTCAGGTGAGCGACCTTCATGTTCTTGCGCCGTGGATAGCCGTGCCCATGCTGTCGTGACCACCGGCTGGAAGCTGACCCGGACACCATCACGCGCACCCTGGGGGGACCTCTGAGGAGGTCCCCCCGCTTGATGTCTCACCCACCACTACCTCCTGCCCCGGTTGCTCGCCCCCGTGCGCCCGGCGTGGAAGTTGCCGCACTGAGTGCACCGGTAGGTGTTGCTGGTCCTCATCTGCCATTTGCCGGACGCGACCATGCGTCCCCGGTGAACCTCTGCCTCTGCCCGTGTCAGGTGCTGGATCTTGCCTGAGCACTTGCGCAGATATCCGGCGCTCATCGCTTCCACGCCCGGTCATGTGCCGCGTGGGTCTTCTTGGCCATGTCCCGCAGCGAGGCCACGATCCGGGCCACCGTGAGATCCGGCCGGACGGTGCCCTCCAGGAACTGGTCTACCGTGAACAGGAAGCCCAGCACGGCCAGCCGCCCGGCCTCGCTGCGCGCCCAGTTCTCATGGAACGCGTGGACCTGGTCCTCCAGGGACTTGATGACCTCCCCGTGAGCGTCACAGTCCAAGGCCCTGGCGCTGGCCTCGCGGATGCCCCGGTCCCGGTCCACTCGGGCGTGGGTTGCCTGGTCCTCCAGGAAGCCGATGTAGGTGAGGAGATCTACCACCTCGGGCGTAAGTGCCGGTGCATCGCTGATGATCTTCCGGGCACTGTCCCGGACGTACATCGACGTGGCTGCCAGTTGCGAGCCCGGTCCGTCGTAGAACTCCGAGCGCTGGTCCAGGTGCAGGCCAGCCGGGTGCGGCGCCCGCTCCAGCTCGGCGCACTTGGTCCGTGTGCACGTGATCTTGTGGCTGGGGTTGCCCGGGTCGTACTGGTTCGTGCTACTCATCGCTGTGTTCCTCTCGATCGGGTGTTCCGTCAGCTTACCAGGCATGGCTTCAAGGTTCAACCAGAAGATGGGGGGACCTCAGAAACAGGTCCCCCCAGGGTCAGTACGACGCGGTAGGCGCCGGTCTCCACGGCTGTACCGGAACCGGATCCCGGAGCAGGTCCAGCGCACCCAGGCCCAGGCAGCACGTCACCAGCAGCGCCACTACGCCCAGGATCGCACCTACCTCCATGCCGGTCAGCGGGCGCCGCCTCACAGCAGGCCCAGCCGGTCCTTGACGGCCCGCGTGCCGGACGTGTCGGTCGGCTTGAGCCCGTCCATCTCCACCTCGCGGATCAACCGGCACAGCGCCTCCTCTCCCGACCATCTCAGCTCCCCCTCTATCTGCCAGTTGTCCGAAATCCATCCCGACAGGTAGAAAGCGCACTCCAGGTAGTCCCAGCGCACGCTCAGGGACACAGCCGGGTCCCATCTGGAGAGCCAGGTCCCCGTGTCGGCCGCACGCGCCAGCACTCTGGACAGCCTCGCCTCTCCCCGGGCGACCACCATCGACGACGCCCTCCGCAGCAGGGTGGCCGACGCCAGCAGGCCGAGAGCGGTTCCCGCCGTCTCACGCCAGGTGGTGATCCCCCAGAAGACCCACAGGGTGGCCGAGACGACCACGGAGGCCCATACCGCCGTTGCCAGGATCCGGGGTACCGAAGGTGTATCTTGATCTCGCCCGTTCATCACGTTGCGTGTCTCCACCCGGTTCGGTCCCGGACTGTTCTGGTTCACAGGCCGCTCTCGTGTCTCGCGATGTGCTCCATCGCCGATGTGAAAGCCGGGTCCCGGCGCCACCGGTGCATGATGAAACCGCACTCGGTGCAGGTGCCGTGGAACCCCTGAGCGCGAGCACCGGCGCCCCGGGTAGCGGGCGATCCCGGCTTCACCTCCTCCAGCACGATGGAGATCCCCGGATCCTCGTTGTGGTGTACGACCAGCTTCGGCATTCCCGCTCCCCTTGTTCGTTGTCAGGTTGTACCTTACCGCCATGACTGCTATGTTGGCAACAGGACAACCGAAAGGGGAGCGGGAATGCAGGCGAACGTCAAGAGTGACGTCACTGTCCGGGAGATCAACATCGAGATCATCGGCGGCCCGGACCTGGACATCACCGAACGGTGGCACAGATACGACCGCATCATCCGGGTGCACGCGGTCCGGGTCCGGATCGTGGACGGAGTTACCCGGGGCATCACCGTCTTCGGGCTGGTGCTCAAGAAGGACGGCACGCCTGGCCTGAACCAGGACAACCGGCTCTGGTCTGTCAACGGATTGAGGCCCGTATCCGAAGCACCGGCCTGGGTCAGGGAGTTGTTCCACGGAGCTCCGGCAAGCCGGATCAGGCGCAACTGGACGCCGGAGGAGGTGTCCTGATGTCCAAGAACACGCCGCGCCCGGTCAAGCCACCCAAGACGGCACCCCGGCCGACCACTCAGAAGCCGAAGCGCGGCAGTAAGCCGGGATCGTGATTCGCGGGACCGGCCCCGGCCGGGGAGTCCCGTGGTGGCGCAGAGACTTCGTCTACCTGGTGTGGAAACTGCCCGGCTTCAGCGGGTCTGAGCCCTTGTACAGCAAGCGGGAGGGCCGGGTGGTCGCGAAGGTAGGCACACCGTGAGCTGGTTCCGCTGGTACGTCGTCGAACCGGTGCGCTGGCATCTGGCCGGTCTGATCGAGCGGCGCCGCCGGTCACGAGGTTGATACTTAGACGTCATGGCTGTAAGGTAGACATGCAACCGAGATGAAGGGTCACAGATCATGGAAAAAGACATGCCCAGCGCCGGAGGAGGTAGCGGCCGGAAGCCTGCCCGGTACGAAGTGGTCTATCAGGGCAAGGGTGGCGCCTGGCTTCATCTGCCGTGGAGCAAGAAGAAGTCCACGCCGAAGCTGGAGGCCAAGCCGGTGAAGCCGGTCAAGAAAAAGGACACCAAGGGCTGGTTCTGACCGCCTGAGCAGACAGTCGAGCCCCGGACCTGAACCAGGTCCGGGGCTCGACTGCCAGCAGTCGATGCCGACTCTACCGGACGACTCCGGTGGACGGAGTCACCTGGGGCCGGACAGCGAACAGTGCGAACGCTGCCAGGATCAGGCCGCTGGCGCCGGAGATCAGGCCGTCACTCAGGTGGTAGTGATACTCCGCCAGCACAGCCGCTACCGCGACGAACGCGCCGACGAACAGCGACGGCGCCACCGGCCTGGTCGTCAGCGCCGTGATCAGCGCGCCGATCGCGGCAACGATGGCCACGCTCGCACCGGCGCTGAGACCGGGGAGGTTGAGCCCGGCCAGCACAGCCATGACGGCAGCCACAAAGCCGATGATGAGGGCCGGTTCCCGGCCGAGGATCTTGGTCTGCATAGTCTCCCCCTACCCGGCCCGGACCGTGAGGGTCCCGCCGGTCACGGTCAGCGCGCCGGTCAGCGTGCCGTCCTTGCCCGGAGCACCCGGCGCCCCGTCCTTGCCTGGGGTACCCGGTGCCCCGTTCTTCCCGGCCCTCTTGACCATCACGGTGGTCAGCAGCGACCAGGCCGTCCAGCCGCTGATCGCCGTCGTTGCGTTAGCGTTGGCGGTTTTGTGACGGTAGTCGTTGACTGCCGCTTCCATGACCGGCCCGTACACCCCGTCTATCACGACCTTGGAGTAGCCCAGGTCCAGCAGAACGTACTGCCAGAACTTGACCCCCTCCCCCGTGTCACCCTTCTTGACCAGCATGTTGTCTCCTCCGGATCGAATGATCTCCGCGAACGCGGCAACCTGGGCAGGGGTTCCGATGATCTCCCAGTGCATCGGGTCCGGCCGCCCGGTGTACATGCCTCCCCAGCGCAGCGTGCCGTGCGAGTCGGCCACGATCGCCCTGCACGCGGCGATCTGGGAGGAGCTCATGCTCTTGCTGGCCTGGTCACCCATGTTGTGCTGGTCAGCGTTGATGTCCCAGGCCGTGGCGCTGGCGTGGTTGCTGATCGTGGCAGTGCCCTCGATCGGCTTGACGAACCATCCCCAGCACGTACCGGGAACCACCGGCTCCACCTCGCGCGCGTACCGGGCGAGTTGCCAGCGAGCGATGACGGTGACGTCACCGGCGAGGATCCCGTTCGGGAACAGAGCGCCCTGGAACGGCCCCTGGTCGCACGCGCTCTTGCCGACGACGAGCCACCCGTTCTGTGAGTGTTCAGCCATAGATACCTCCCCCTCCTGGCCTGTCACTTTACAGCAAGAGCTTCATGCCCCGGCGCCACGCTTTGATCGCCGGGTTCGGGCGGCCTTACGCGACATCCGGGAGCGCTGGGCATGGCTGACTCCTGCGTTGGCGATCCTGGCCGCCTTGCTCTTGCTGGCGCCCTTGCGCCTCAGAGCCTTGTAGACACGCTGGCGGGACTTCTTGACGTACCCCTTGCGGCCCCCGGCGTCGCTCACCATGGCGCACCACCTCCACATCCATGGTCTACCCAGGGAGGGACAGACAGAAGCGCCCCGACCGGGTGGTCGGGGCGCTTCTTGACGTTGCAGTGTCAGTCGTGGAGCACTTCCTGGAGCGTGCTCTGGGTCTCGCGGTCCTCGGCGGCCACAAGCTGGTCCGCGCCGATCATCCGCATGAACCAGTCGGCGGCCGTGCCGACCCTGGAGCCGCGAGCGCCGCGCGGCCCGGTGTACTTCTCCGCGATGGCGGCGGCCATCGCGTGCTCCAGTGAGTTGTAGAACTCGCCCATCTTGACTTCGCCGTTGTCGCGCCACTCCTCGGGCATCGTGGTGAATCCGAACAGAGGCTTGTCCTTGCTCGGGCCGCCGGACCCGTGGTCCTCGATCTGGTAGAAGTTCCAGTCACCGACCATCCAGCGGTGTACGTACCTCATCGCTTGTCCTCCTCCGGGAGCTCTGGCGTCAGGACTAGTTCTCCCGGATGGGGTCCTTCAGCCCGAACTCCTGGGCCGAGTCGTTTACCATCCGGATGATGT